CTGCTGCAATAATTTTACTGCCGTTCTCTAACTCTATGTTACCTTTGTTCCAAGCTATGATACCTTGTTGCATCCACTTAGGGAGGTTTTCATATGCAAGTTGCAACCTACTTAAAATATCTCTCGCAGTTGACGATTTGTTTGCAAGAACAGCAATGTTTACATTTTGGTTGAACAACGCATAGTGCAGAAGGTAACTGATGATGGTAGTTGATTTCCCAGACTGTCTAGGTAATTTAAAAATAGAAAACCTGTTGTCGTGCATAGTGGAAACCATACCCCTCTGAAAGCCATACATTTCAAACGGAACAAGTCCCTTATCTAGTGAGACTATTTGCACATAATTTTCTATAAAATAAAGAGGGTCTTCAGCACACTTATGATATTCTTTGATATCATCTTTTGTGAACTCAACAGGAGTATTTGTTTTCTTTAAGTTTGGATTGCCAAGATATTGATTTTGATCAGCCATGTTATTTCTCTTTTAACATTTTTTGCAACTCAGCAGTACTCCCTACAAATAAAGCATTAGTAACATTTTTAGGTGCGTTGTTTGGAACCTCTTTGAGTTTTTTCATTTTCTCTTGAAGGTCACCAAGTTTTTCAGTGACTTCAGCCACTTGTTTAATAAGGTTCCCTGCGACTTCGTATGCTCGTGGATGGTCCGATTCTTTGGCGAGCTCCAAAATGCCTTCCACTGCATCCGTTCCTCTTTCGACCAGATTGTAGAAGTTTTGTCGTTGGTATTCATAGTCTTTCTCCGCATCATTTAAATCACCATAATCTTGGTGACTAGTAATCTCACTTTTAGATTTTTCTGTCGGACACTGGCCAGAGTTAACTAAATCTTGAGCAGGGGTCTTAAATGGATATTGCGTTTTAGATTTAAATCCCTCTTCTACTTTATAAATTTTAGTTCCATCTCCATCATACTCCCACTCTCTTTTTTCGGGGTCAGGATTAATTCCTAAGGCTTCATCAATAGTTTTATCAGACATATTTAATTTTCATCCTCTTCATCCTGTCCAGTTACAGGATTGAAGTTTTTGGCATCTTCAAAGAACGATGTCGTCTCATTGAAACCAAAATCATCATCAGCGTCTGCACTGAATGGTTTAGGTGTGACGGTGTACCTTTGTTCTCTTTTGGGAGATTGATCAGGTAAATCGGTGTATTGATCAACTTGAGCAGTCTTAATGACGTTACTGGAAGTAACAGGGCCATACAAGTAGAATTTACATGTAAAGTTCATGGTATATATTAATGCTCTTCGTTGTTCAAACTCACCCTCATAGTTGTCCTCGTATGATATGCTATTCAAAACTATAGGAACATCTCTTTTGATTCCCATGTCAGCCATATCGTTAATTGTAATGGTGTAGTCTGGTTGAAAGAATGGTAAAATCTGCTCAACAATCTGCAATGCATCGTCAGACTGTTTTGCTAGGACGTATAAAACAATCTCTAAATTATAAGGGACAGGCATGAATTGAGTATCTAATTTTCTGCTCGTATCACCTTTAATTTTTTTAAACTTCTGAACACGACTTAATTTTCTAGATGGGTCATACGATAAGTTTTGAATCTCAAAACCAATTCTAGGAAGTGTTATCGCAACCTTACTTGATAAATCAGCATCAGACCGAAGTCTCACTAGAAATTTTTCTCTAGGACCATACGCAAGAGGAACTTTCATAGACTGTGCAACATTACCAGAGCCGTCTTTCCTAACTAAACTAATATTATTAAATGTTGTGCCAAACCCTACTATTATTTTTCGGATTGTTTCATGGTAAAATTGTTGTCCTAACATTATAAATTATCCTCCTACGTCACCAAATGGATTATTTTCTGAGAAGTCTAATACAGATTCCGAAGCCGTCGCCCCAAATGTTCCATCTTCATCTTCAAACAATTCATTCTGTGCCATTGTATCTACGTTTCCATCACTAGTGGTGCTTCCATCACCTATTATATATGTCTCTTGTATCAAGAACTCTCCTGTTTCTGCAAGAAGGACACCAGCAGAGGTGGTCATGTCACTTGTTTCTAATGCCACGATATCATCACCATCAGTATTGTAAATGAGTCTACCAAACTCATTTTCTAGGTTCAGTGCGTCAATTGTTGCAGTTTCCATCTCCAGAGTAAATTGAGTTGTCATAGTGTCAGTTGATAAATTGTCTTCAATCACATCAATCGCACTGATATCAGTATCAAGAACTTCAGAGCTATATTCAAATAACCGACAACGCAGTTTGAAAACTGGATTATTGTCTAACTGAAAATATGGTTCATCGTGGTCTACAAAATTAATCTGGAATAACTTTGATAAGATTGGATGAAAAATTAAATCACCCTCTAATGGCCTATCTGAGTTTGTTGATGATGCCTCTGAAATAATATAACCACTCTCAAAAGACGCAGAGGCTTCCACGGTTCCACTATCAAGTGTTCCGTCCTCTAAAAGTATTGAACCACCAAGAGTGTCCGTTCCTGACTCAATGGTAATCTGTTTTGTGAGGTCTTGAAATCTTTCCTTTGCGACAACGAATGTGGCTTCACTTAAATTTTGTAGACCAAACTGACTTATCAGCTCCTTCTCACCAGCAAACCCACCTTCACTATCTTCCATGTACATTTCAATCTTTGCTTGTGTGGTAAACTTAGAAAGACTGTCTGTTCCCATAATAGTATCTTCATTGACCAAAGTTCTATCCAAGTAATGAACATCGTGTCCATATATTTGAATAGACTCAATAACTAAATCTCTGTATAAATTTTGCTCAGTTGCTAACGCTGCAACATTACTGGTATGGAAAATTGAGTTAACTGCCATAACTTATCCTATCATATAATTTACTGGCAATTCAAAAGCTAATTGTATTTGTTCCTCTAATCTTTGTATCTCTTCTTGTGCTTGTGAATAAATTGCTTCACCGTTCATGGTTACACCACCTAACATTGCCACACCATTGAACTTACTAAGATTTGCACCCCACTGACTTTTCAGTAATGCAGTCGCATATCTTTTCAAATATATATCATCGTATATATCTGTGTATGAGTCAGGGTCAAGTTTTCTGTAACACTCTATGATTATGAAATCTTGGTCAGCAACAAAATCATTTTCAAAGTCAGCATCTATGTACAAACGGTTTTGGTGTTGATTGAATCTAATCGGTGTTTCACCCACTAAAATATGCTCTAGAAAATCTAGATGTTTCATTGTCAGTTCATAGTGTATCACTGACTGCGAGGAGAAATCATACAAATCATTTAGTCTTAGCTGATACCGAATATCAAATAAGTTAGAGCGACTTGAAGTATCACTAAAAGGAAACACTTGCACGACAGAGACTACAGTGTCGGGAACAGGTATATAATTTTTACCTTCCAACCAATCAGCTGTCACTCCACTATCAAGTTTATCAGTGATGGTCACCGAATCATTTGACCTACCTCTAGTTACATCGGCAGTTGTTATCAAATGTTTCAAATACATCCTCTCAATACCATCGTAGTGATATTGTGAGAAATATTGTAATGCTTCATCTATTCTATCATCTGCTTGATCATCAGACACATTGATATCTATGACTCCAAAACCCAGAGCTCTTAAACAGTAACTTTTAAATGTAGCCTTTGATGATGGTATTGCCATTACTTATCTACCAATTGTTGTAACAGAGATTTTATTTCATGCATCTCACATTTTAAAGTATTTATCTCTCTAGTTGCGTTTCTAATTGAGTCTCTTTGCTCTTCTTCTTCTAAAAGTTTCTTTTTTGCTTGTTCTGACCTCTTCTTAGCCATTTCATAAGCAGACTTATTACGATTGATTATAGCATGAGAGTTCATATCTCTCACTAAATCTGTTTCACCTTCAACCTTTCTGTGTTCACTACTCATTATGTCGCCAACGCTATTGCTCGTAAGTCTTTAAGTCTTGGTGGTTGAGACATGTTTGTTCCTTGCATCACAATTTTGATGGAGAAGGAAATGAACTCATC